TATATCTATTATTAGATAGATGCTCTTGTTCCCACTTCAACTCCAAGGACCTTTTTGCTTTGTATAGGTCTTGTATCATCTATAACCTCCTCATAAGTTATTCGATTTAACGAGGAAAACATTCCCGTTGTTTCCCAGATAATATCATTTTTCCCTAGTTTGTCAACTATTGATTGTTCTAGTGAAATTGGATTATCTTCTGCTTCTACTTGGAATTTTGTATGGCGATCATACGCCCATATATTTATTAGGAATTTAGTCATTTTCTCACCCTATTTGAAAAAAGGGGCCGAATTGTGTCGGCCCCTAAATTTATTGATTACGTTGCGTTTGAACCAAAGATACCTCTTGGATCAGAAAATCCAAATACATATCTTTCTCTCGCTTTGTATCTAACGTTACCTGTATCAAAGTCACCTTCCATTGAAGTTTTGATAGGTGATCTGTTGAAATGCTTCAGACCATTAGGCACATCAGTTTTAATGAAGAACTTCTTCGCAGCAGTTAAGTAGTTATTTACTACATATCCACCAGAGATCATTCCCATATTTCTGATTGCGTTAATGTCGTTATCAGCAGTACCTGTTCTACCAGCAGAATTCATAAGTCTGTCAGCAGTAAATTGAAGAGCTGAAGGAATTATCATTTTAACTCCTTGCGCCGCAATTTTTAGGCCTCTTTCATCAGTGAACGCATTAATATCAATTAACGATTGTTCTAATGAAGTTTCGTTAAGTTCAGCAGCTGTTGCTAATTCATTTGAAAATGTACCTGCTAATGTTGGGTGGTCAGCAGCGCAAAGCTCCTTACCATCTCCACCAGCAAAGTTTGAATCAAATGCATTGTTAAGTACCGCTGCACCTTTGATATTCTTAGTAGACGCCATAGATCTTGCTAAAGCTTTTGTATATCTAGACGCAAGTCTGTCATACAAGTTATCTTCGATAGCTTCTTCTGTGATAGCGAATGCTAATGCAATCGTTTCGTTAGTGTAACGAGCTGTAAAAG